CAGGCGCGTTCCGGAGGGCGCTGAGGCGGTTCCGCTGATGATTCCGGCCGGCGAAATTGAGGCGTGGATGTGCCCGCCTTGCGAGGGGCGGTGCCGCGACTGGCAGCCGAGCTATCACCTCTGGGCGGCATATGCCCCGCGCGAAAAGTGGGCCGAGATCTGGCAACGGTGGCTCGACGCCGAGGGCGACACTACCAAAATGCGCACGTTCTGCCAGCAGGACCTAGCCGAGCCATACGATCCGGGCGGCGTCACGGTCGAATGGGAAAAGATCGTCGATGCGGCCAAGGAGGCGCTGCGACCATCACGTGTCATACCATCGTGGGCCGCGCTGGTGGTCTCGGCCGCGGACGTCCAAGGCTACGGCATAAAGTGGGTCGTGTATGCGGTTGGCCCTCGTGACCAGCTCCAGCTGATCGACCGCGAGATATTCGAAGGTGCGCCGGACCAGAGCGACGAGCCGTGGATTAAGCTCTCGGATGCGCAGGCGCGAACCTATCCGACCGAAAGCGGCTTGCGTGAGAAGGGGATCGATCTTTCGGGCGTGGATTCCGGCTGGGCGACAGACCGTGTCTACCGTTTCTGCGCCGGCCGGCCGAACGTTTATGCACTGGACGGGCGGGAGCCTATCGGCCTGCCTTGGCTCGGAACGCCGGTCAAAAAGGACATCAAGGATCATCGAAAGCGCGTGGTCGCCAAGGTCCTGCTTTACCCGGTCGGCCTGTACGATGTTAAGACAGCCGTCACCGCGGCGCTGGCAAACCTTGTGCAGGGTGTCGCCGAGAGCGGCCAGTGGCCGCGCAATACAATCCATTTCGGCGCGGACCTCTGTGATGCCGATTTCGCCAAGGAACTCACGGCCGAAAGGCTTGTCGATGCCGACGAGGAGGCGAGGTCGAGCATAAGCCGCAGAGCCCGCAGACTGATCAAGCCGAAGGCCGGCCGGCAATGGAAGAAGATCGTCGGCCGGATGAACGACTGGTTCGACGCCACCGTCTATGCCTTTGCGCTGTCGTGGCATCTTCAGAACAAGCGACGTCTCAATCTGGATCGCTGGGCAGATATTGTCCGCGATCTTCATGGCTCCGACGAGGATCCCAAGGATCTATTCGAAGTTGCCGAGCAGAACCCGTTCGCAAAGCCGAAGCCGGAAGCCAGCACTGCCGCCCAGTTGGGCAAATCCCGTCAACCGCGCAAGAAGTGGAAGTCATACTCGTGATCGACGCAAAGCCGCGCATCCGTGTAAAGGCCAACTCGACGAAGGTGCCGTTCGCAACGCCGTCGGCGTCTCCGGCGCGTCGACCGGTGGCCCGGTATCTGAGGGGCGATCGTTCGGGCGTCCTCAGCATGCGCAAGGCTGTGATGCGTGATGCCCGCCACGATGTTCGTGAAGCAGCCGAGAGGGCGGCGGCGCTCGCCGTCGACTTCATGCACAATAGCGGGTGGATCGCGGGGGCCGTCACGCAGGTTCTCTGCGACACGATCGGCGAGGAGCTGAAGCTGAATTGCAGGGCTAAGCTCAAAAAGCTCGGCTATTCGGAAAAACAGGCCAGGGAATGGTGCAGTAACGTCGAAGAGGAATGGCGGCGCTGGGCATGGAACCCCAAGGAATGTGATCTGGCCGGCAAGGCGACGATCGCCGAAATGGCTGACGCCGCACTGCGCAGCTTTCTTGGGCACGGCGAGGCTTTCGGTATTCTGGATTTCATGGAGCCGGCGGAGCGTCAGCGCCTCGGACTTGAGACGGGAATCAAGGTATCGTTGATCGCGCCGCATCGCTGCCCCCGGACAACGCGAGAGGTCGAGGGACTCGAACAGGGTATCTTTCACGATGCCAACAACCGGGCGCTGGCTTACAGGTTCCGGGTGCGGGAAAGCGGCATTGAGCGCGAACGTGATGTCGATGCTGCCGATGTCATCCACGTCATGGATCGTGGCGAAAATCTCAACAGCCCGCGCGGCATTTCCGTCATCGCACCGGCGCTGAAGGTCCTTGCGCAGGCGGATCAGTTGGCCGACGCAACGCTGGCTAAGACGCTTCTGCAGACCATCTTCGCGGCAACGATCAAAAGCCCGGAGCCGAGCGCCGAGGCCTTCCAGGCGCTCGAGACGCTCTCCGATATGGATAAGCCTGCGGGCTTCGACGAAGCCGAAGGAACGTGGCAAGAATTCATCGGTGGCCTGCAACAGGATCTGCTCGACGTCTGGGACATGCGCATAGGGGCGCTGAAAGACAAGGGCATTTCCATGTCCGATCCCGCGCGTATCAATCATCTCGGCCCGGGTGAAGAGTTTCAGCTTCACACAACCTCGACGCCAAACAGCGACTACCTGGCGTTCTTCCAGAACCTGCTGCGCGAGATCGCCCGGTGCCTCGGCGTCACCTACGAAGCGTTGTCGATGGATCATTCGAACGCGACGTATTCGTCGGTACTTATGTCGGTCGCCTGCATCTGGCCCGTCGTCATGCGGCGCCGGACCCGTATCGTGATGCCATTCCTGCAGGCGATCTATGAGCGCTGGCTCGAGGAAATGATCGAGCGTGGCAAGATCCAGATCAAGGGCGGGAAGGAGGCGTTTCGGCGCAACCGCGAGAGTATCTTCCAAGCGGAGTGGCACGGCCCGGGTGCGCCGTCCGCCGATAACTACAAGGCTGCCATGGCCGAAAAGATCGAGCTTGAACTCGGTATCTCATCGTTCTCCGACGTTTGCGCCAAACGCGGCAAAAACGGGCAGGAGCAGATAGTCCAGCTCGGCCGGGAAAAGAAGATGTTCGAGGCCGCAGGTGTTCCCCATCCGTTTGGCCGGACACAGGGCGGTGGCGGCCCGCAGGGTGCAGCTATGGATGGCAATCGCGAACCGGCAAAGGCTGCATGATGGTCGACGATACAGATCCGCTCGCTCTCGACTGGTGCGCGAGGGCCGTTAAGCTCCGCAAGGTAGAGGAGGCTCTCCTTTCGGGGGAAATGATCACCGAGGCTCGCTTCGGGCAGGACATGGCCCGCTACGCGAACGCCAGTCTCTCCGACGTCAAGCGGGCGCTCGATGAGGCGATCCGTGAATGCCAGATTTCCCGTGGCGAAGCGCCGAAGCGCACCCGCTACGCAATCAGCGGGCGCATGCGCCCTTATTGAGGTCTACGAACATGGCTGCAATTTTGGATGACGGAAAGCTCCGGCTCTCCGGATACGTCGGTGACTATTACTGGGACGACGGCTTCACCTCCCACGATGTCGTACTGGCTCTGGCGGAAATCGAGGATACCGATCCTCTTGCTGTTTACCTTAATTCTGGCGGCGGCGTTGCGTCCGAAGGCGCTGCGATCCACGCCCTCCTAGTGGCGCGGAAAGGGAAAACCGACGTCGTCATCGAGGGTATCGCGGCGTCAGCCGCCTCCTTGATCGCCATGGCTGGCGAGACGGTCACCATGTCGGCGGGCGCCGTGATGATGATCCATGATCCGAGCGGCTACACGTTCGGCAATTCTGCGGATCACAGCAAAACGATCGAGGCGCTCGAGGCCCTCGCGACGTCCTACGCCCGTGTCTATGCCGCCAAGTCCGGAAAGTCCGCAGACGAATGCCGCGAGATCATGAAGGCGGAACGCTGGCTCACACCCGAGGAGGCCGTGACGGAAGGGTTCGCCGATGAAGCGACGGAGGTGAAGGCCGAACCCGTCGCAGCCTTCGACTATCGCCTTTTCGCACACGCGCCGAAGGGTCTCACGACGCTGGCGAAAAGCAAAAATTGGTCGCTACCGGCCAAAATGGCGGCGCCCGCCGCGCAAACCCGTCCCAAAGAGGAGTTCTCCATGACGGATAAGGAACGTGCGGAACAGCTTGCCGCCGAAAATGCCAAGCTGAAAGCCGATCTCGATAAGGCCGCCAGCGGCATCGAGGCAGCGGTCAAGGCAGACCGTGATCGCCGTGAGGCGATCATGGGGCTGGACGAGAGTAAAGGTCGTGAGGCTCTCGCCGAGCACCTCTTCAGCGTCGGCAACACGGTCGAACAGGCCAAGGCCACCCTTGCCGTCTCGCCGAAGGAGAAAGGGGAAGGTGAAGAGGAGGATAGCTATCGTCCCCGTCGCACCATGAACGCGCAGGGACTGAACAAGTCCAGCGAAGGTAAGCCGAGCAAGGATCGCACGTCGATCCTTTCCGCGTCCGTCGATCGCGCCAACAAGCGCCGCTAACAGGAGCCGACCACCATGCCCGTTCTCACAAAGGGGCTTCGGCCCACTGCGCACTACCTCATTTCCGAGGCCAACGGCCATCGCTCCCGCGAGGTCGGTGTCATCGCCTCCGGCAGCGGTAAGCTCGACGCTGGCGCCGTCCTCGGTCGCATCACGGCTTCGAAGAAGCTGGTTCCCATCGCGCCGGCGGCTTCCGACGGCTCCCAGACCGCTGCGGCCATCCTTTACGAGGGTTGCGACGCTACGTCCGCGGACGTCCGCCGCACCCTGACCGCCCGCGACGCCGAAGTGCATGCCGCCGTCCTGGTATGGCCGGGCGGCACCACCGACAACCAGAAAACCGCCGCGCTCGCCCAGCTGGCTGCGCTCGGCATCGCAGCCCGCTAAGGAGGGGCATTTCCATGGCACTTGTCGCTGATATTTTCACCCAGAACGCCTGGGGCGTGATCGAGGTGCAGGAGGAAATCGTCGAGCGCGTCGATTTCAAGCCGCAGCTCCTCGGAACGCTCGGGCTTTTCAGTCCCATTTACTCCCGCTCGCGGATGATCGGCATCGTCGACCGCAATGGTACGATGACGCTGATCCCGACGTCGCCCAACGGCGCCCCGCCTGAAGAACTGATTCCGAAGGGGGCGAAGGTCCGCACCATGGAAGCGGTGCGTCTGGCCAAGGGTTCCACGATCTACGCCATCGAACTCGCCGGCGTCGCGGCGCTGCCTTTCGACGATCAGACAGTCGAAGTTGCAGACGAGGTCACCGACCGCACCGGTCAGATCAAGGATGACCTCGAACTGACCTGGGAAAACATGCGTTTCGGTGCGATCCAAGGCAAGGTCCTTGACGCTGACGGAACGACTGTTCTGGTCGACTGGTACGATTTCTGGGGGATCGCGGAACCGGCGGAAATCGATTTCGCGCTCGACACGGCCGGTACGGACGTCCGCAAGAAGTGCCGCGACGTCAAGCGCGCCATGCAGAAGGCGTCCAAGGGCGTTTGGACTCCGAGCACCAAGGTCGGCGCACTGGTCGGCGATACCTTCTTCGACAAGCTGGTCAACCATCCCCAGATCAAGGAGACGAAACTCGGCACGGAGAAGGCGCCGACGCTCGAAAACGTCGAAGGGTATTCCTCGATCGAGATCGAGGGGATCGTCTTCATCAACTACCGTGGCACCGACGACGGTTCGAAAATGGCCATCGGTACCGAGAAGGCGCGATTCTTCCCGATCGGTGCCCGCGGTGCCTTCCAGGTCGGTTGGGCGCCTGCCAGCGAGTTCAAGCCCTACCTGAACAAGCGTGGTCAGGAATATTACGGCCTTCTTCTCACGGACAATTCCGGCCGTGACGAATGGGATCGCATCGAGATCTACAGCTATCCGCTGTTCATCTGCACCCGCCCTGAAATGCTTCTGCGCGCCAAGGCAGCCTGATCGGTCGTGCTCTACGCTTCCCGGTCGCCATAACGGCGGCCGGCACCCCTATGGAGATTACGATGACAATCGAAACGGTAACCGAACCCGGCTTCTACAACGGCGTGTTCTTGAAGCCCGGTGCAGCATACGAGACGGATATGACGGAGACGGCAGCTCCGAAACTCGACCGTCTGAAGAAAGACGAACTCATCGCCCTGGCGAAGGATCGTGGAATCGAGATCGACCCGTCCAAGACGAACGCCGAGATCATCGCCGCGATCGAAGCGGCTGTCTGACGCATGCCGGTCTCTGCTCGTTTTCACCAGCTTCGGGATCGCGTGGTCGCTGCAGTAGATCAGGCGTTCGCGGAGCCGGTCAAGTTGTCCTTCATAAAGGACGGCAAGCAGGATGACGACCGCGAGGCGATCGAGGTCGAGGCGATCCTGCGCGTGGGTGGTGGAAAGGAAGCGCTCGCCTCCGGGAAGGTGACGGACAACGCGTGGCGGAGCCGGTTCGGGGCGAGCCCGACGGAGCTCCATATCGATCGCGCCAGATATCCGGCCATCGTCGCCCGTTCTGGCGATCGCGTGAAGGCGCTCTCCCGACAGGGTGAGCCGTGGTTCGAAGTCCTCTCGGTTGAGGATCGGGGCGAGGCGAGGCTCGTTCTGGTGTTGGGGGAAGTCTGATGCTTGGCCGTATCGCGTGGCGCATAGCGACGATCGAAGCCATCAAGGGCAATACCCTTGTCGGCGGCAACGTTCTCGATAGCCAGATTGCTGCGCTCGATGTCGGTGCAGACGGGACGTTGCGCACCGATCAGGAGCGACCCTTCGTCGCCGTCTATACCGATGGTGCATCGATCCGTGAAGGGTTGACCGTGCGCGAATTGCATAGGTGCGGCGACACGGATCTGACCATCGAGAGTGGCGTGACAGCCTCCATGACAGTTACGGACGAAGAGACGGGCGTCAGCCAGGTCATTCCGGGCCTGCCGGCGACAGACCGCGATTTCGAGTTCTTTCTCGATTGTGTCGGCCGCCAGATTGTCAATTGCCTTTCCGATCCCGACAATCCGTGGGCGGAGATCTGGCGTGGGCTCACCTCCGGCATTCGCAAGATAGAACGGAAACGGACGTCGGATGCGGCTAGCGGCACGCGTATCGCCGCCCATCAGCTGATCATCTCCGGCGAATTGCTTCCGGATCCGGTCTTCGGCGAGCCGCTCAAGGGTATATGGGTCAAGCTCTTCGCATTGATGGAGGAAAAGGGGCATCCCTACCTTCCCCTCATGAGAGAACTCGTGCAGCCAGCCGGCAGCGAAGCGCATGGTCAGCAGCGCAGGTTCGGCCTGACATTGGAAGAGATGCATGCGCAGCTCCTCACTCGTGACGGTGTAGACGGCGGCGTCATCGGGTCGGTCGGCGCGCCGGAAGCCCAGCCTGTCGCGGGCGATAATACGCCGTGATCCCGAAGCAAATCGCCGATCAGATCGCCGATCTGTATCATCGCATCGCCGAGCTCGAACGTCGTGGCCGGAACCGTCGTCGATCTGGTGTGGTCGCGCAGGGGCCGGACGGGCAAGGCCGATATCGCATCGAGTTGTCCAGCCAGGACGGGCGGCCCTTTCTCACCGGCTGGATCAAACCGCGGACGCTCGGCGCCGGCGGCGCGAAGATCGATGTCGTCTTTTCCCAGGGCGAGCAAGTTGATGTGACGTCCGAGAGTGGCGACCTGACCGATGCCGTCATCGACATGGCAACCTATTCGGATGCCCTGGCCAGAGAGAACCCGGACAATGTGCCGCTTCATATCAAGATCGGCGAAACGGTCATCGCAGCGAGTGGCGACGGCGTCACAATTACGGCCAGCAGCGGGCATCTGAACTGATGCCACTGATCGTACGCCGCGGCGACGCTGGATCACATGGCGGGTCGGTCGTCACTGGTGCGGAAAAGTGGCGAGCCGAAGGTGCTGCAATCGCGCGCGTTGGAGATCTCTATGCATGCCCGCTGCATGGCGTGAACCCGATCGTTGAAGGTTCGCCACGCTGGCGTTGCGAGGATGCCGACATAGCCCGCCATGGCGACCGAACCGCCTGTGGGGCCGCACTGATCTCAGATGCAACCAAGTGGCGCGTGGACTAGGAGCCCGCAATGAAGATCTACACGGTTCGCACCGGATGCGAAATTGCTGGCGTTTGGCGTGAAGCTGGAGCCGGCGTTGCAATGACCGAAGCGCAGGCGAAAGAGCTTCAGCCGCCGCTCGGAAATGTCCTCTTACCTGACGCCCCGAGTGAGGGAACACCGAATGACAAACTCGACCGGAATCGACGGCGACACCGGCGCCGTGATCGGTGACTGGCATCACACCCAGCAATCCATCCGCAAGATTCTCGAAACAGCACTCGAAAGCCGCGTCATGCGACGCGATTTCGGCTCGGATCTGCCCGATCTCATTGACCGAAAGATGATGCAAAAAAACATACTCGCCCTCTATTCGGCAGCCGCAACGGCGATCGCCCGCTGGGAGCCGCGCTTTCGTATGAAGGCGGGGCGCGTCGTACGTGCTGGTCATGTAGAAACGCGCGATGGCCGTCGCGTCGTTGCCGGTGAAGGCGGGATCGTCAGTATTGAGATCTACGGCACCTATTATCCTCGGGCTCACCGCGGCGACTTTTCGCAGCAGGAGGAGCGGACCTACAGCTATATCGTCGAGGTTGCGGCATGACGATAGATTTTGCGAACATGGCGCCGCCGCTTGTTATTGCGCAGCCTTCTCACTCTGCGATCGTCACGCGGCAGATAGCAGCATTTAAGGCAGTGTGGTCGGAACTGCGCAACGAGGATCCTTCTCTGCCAGACTACGATGTCCAAATGCTGGAAACAGATCCGGCAATCATCGGCATCCAGGCAGAGGGATATCGAGAAGTAATCATCAATGAAGCGATCAAGATGGCCGGGCTGGCACGCTTTCTGGCGTTTGCCGAGAAAGGTAACCTTGACCACCTTGCTGCCTACTACGACGTCTATCGTCTTCCTGGCGAGCTTGACGCCCGCTTGAAGGAGCGGGTTATCCTCGAAATTCAGGGGCGCTCGACTGGCGGGCCGGAGGAACGGTATCGTGCAATCGCGATGGCCGCTGACCTGCGTGTGCAGAGCGTTGCGGTTTACCGCATAGGCCGCAGTCCTGTCATTCATGTTGCGGTCTTTTCGACGGAGGCTGACGGCGTCGCTACGCCTCAGCTTCTCTCTATCGTCGATGCCGCACTTCAAGCGAAATCCGTGCGGCTGGTCAATGATACAATCGTTGTCGCTTCTGCCGTTCGAACCGTAGTAGATCTTACGGCCGACATCTGGCTTCTGCCGGATGCTGATGGCGACACTGTTGCGCGGGCGATAGCGGCGCTGCGTGCCGCGTGGGCTTCGGAAAGCACGTTGGGGCGCGATCTCGTTGCGGCTTGGTGGACTTCAAGGTTAATGATTTCGGGCGTGCAGAACGTCGTAGCCACAGGCACTGCGAGCTTCACAGTCGACCCAACCAAAGCGATTTCCATCCGCAATGTTGGCCTGACACTACGTGGGCGGGCGTTTTGACGTCGCTTCTCCCATCCAGTTCCGGCCGTTTCGAGCGCGCATTCGAGCGTTCGCATTCTGGGCGTTGGTCCGCCATGTGGGCTGCCGTTCCGTTCGTCACGACCATGAAGGACAATCCGCCGCCGGCGGCGCTTCCGTTCCTTGTCTACGAATTCGGCCTCGGCATGCTTACCGAGTTCGTGCCGAACCTCTACGAGCTGCTCGACGGCCGGGGCGTCCGGTGGATGCGTGTTCGCGGCACTTATGAAGGCGTCGAGCGTGGCCTTGCCTTCCTCGGCATAACAGCCACGGTCGAACCGGCCTGGCACGGTCGCGCCTGGTGGAACTCGTGCCAACTCCGTTTCCCGACGTTGCCGGCGAACGACGCGCCACTCCTCGAGCGCATCGAAGGCATCACACGCCTGTCGCTGCCGATGCGTTCCGATCTTCGGCGCGGCGTCCACCAGTACGACGTCGGCCCGCTGATCGGCAACGCGTCGCGCCTCAACCAGAGCCTCCTCGACCGCGAGAGCGGCATCCGCCTGAAGGACGGCGGAACGCTCTGGTCCTTCGGTCGCACGATGGAGATCGACCACACGCTGACCGAAGCCGAGGGACTGGCAATCGGCAACTGGATCGAGGAACCGGAGGAAGGTGGCCTGCCGTGGGTGTCGATGACCTATCCGTGGGTGACGGCAACCTTCCCCTGGGCGGCAAGCCCCGCGGCCCAGCGCCGGGCGCTTATGGCGGCCTGGTTCACCGCGCGGCCGATCTATGCCCGCCTGCAGGACGCTGCCGGCGTCGT